GGCTTGGCGTAGAGGCCCCTTCCACCGCGACCCCGGAAGAGTGGCCGAGCGGTTTAAGGCACCGGTCTTGAAAACCGGCGATGGTGCAAGCCATCCGTGGGTTCGAATCCCACCTCTTCCGCCAGAACCCTGCATCAATACGCCTCACAACGTCTCAATCCCCTCGTAAACGCAGGGAAATTTTGATATTCGATGTCTCAGGTTGTCTCGGTTTGTTCCGCAAAAGCGCGGGGGTATCGGGGGTACAGGACGGGGTATTGCCTCTGAGGCGTGCCGCGATACCCCCACCAGCAGGCCGATAGCGGGGTATGGATATGCTGACCGACACGGCGGTGAAAAAGGCGGAGCCACGAGACAAGCCATACAAGATGGCTGATTCTGGCGGCCTATATCTGCATGTCGCGCCTACTGGGTCGAAGTCCTGGCGGATGAAATTCCGCTTCGATGGCAAGGAAAAGCTGCTGACGTTTGGGCCGTACCCCGAGGTTAAGCTATCCGAGGCGCGCGAGCGTCGCGATGAAGCGCGGCGCCAGATCCGCGACAATGTTGATCCGTCCGGCGCGCGGCGGCGTGCGCGTGAGCAGCGCGACCAGCAGGCGCTCGATGAGGCGCGGGCGGTGTCCTTTGAGGCGGCGGCGCGCGCCTGGTTCAATCTGCAGAAGGGGCGATGGGCGCCGGTCCACGCGAACGACGTGATCACCAGCTTGGAACGCGACGTCTTTCCGGCTTTCGGTGCCCGCGCCCTGACAGAGATTGACGCCCCCACCGTCCTAAAGGCGCTTCGCGCGGTTGAGGATCGCGGCTCGATCGAGACGGCGAAGCGACTGCGCCAAAGGATCTCAGCGGTATTTGCGATGTACATCTCTGAAGGCGTCGTCGCGGTTGACCCGGCGGCGGCGGTGGGGAAGGCGTTGCGCCCGCTTCCGAAGAAAGGTCGCCAGCCCGCGCTGACTGATGTCGACGAGGCGCGCGGTGTCCTGACCGCCGCCGAGGCGTCAGGGGCATCGCCGGTCACGAAGCTGGCTTCGCGCCTCCTGGCGCTGACCCAATCGCGGCCTGGCATGATCCGTGGAGCCGAATGGGAGGAATTCGAGGGCATCGATTGGACTGGGGAGCGGTTTGGCCCATTCATGCCGCTGTGGCGCGTCCCGGCGGCGCGCATGAAGCTTGTCAGCGACCTGAAGGCCGAGGACGCTTTCGAGCACCTCATCCCGCTGTCCTGGCAGGCGGTCGACGTACTCCTCGCGGTGCGGCGGCTGTCCGGCCGCGGTCGCCTGGTTTTCCCAAGCCAGCGGCATAGCCACCGGCCTCTATCCGAGAATGCGATAGGCTATCTGTATAATCGGGTCGGGTTCCACGGGCGGCACGTCCCGCACGGCTGGCGGGCCGCATTCTCGACTACGATGAATGCGATCGCCAAGCGCCAGCGCCGAGTCGGCGATGATGACGTGATCGAGCTCATGCTGGCCCATGTCCCGGCCAATAAGGTGAAGGCAGCCTATGATCGCGCGGGACACATGGAGCGGCGGCGCGAGCTATCCCAGGAATGGGCCGATATGCTCATGAAGGGGCTGGCACCGGCCAATGAGATCCTTGGCGGACGGCGACGGGGCGGCTGAGCGCCCCGCCTATGGTTCAGGCGGCGGCGCGCCAGCCGATCGGATTGGCGACCCAGGCATTGATGTCCGCCTCATACCACGCGACCATGCGCGTGCTGATCGGCGTGGCAGGCGGGAACGCTCCGGCGGCCATTTTGCGGTAAATCGTCGCTCGCGACAGCTTCGTCCGAGCGCGGACGTCGGGCAGCCGCAGCAGAGTATCATGCTGACGGTCAGGCATGGGTAATTCCCTCCATCGGAATATGAGCGCGCAGGAATGCCGCCACGCGAGCAAGGGCTTCGGTATCAGCGACGACGCGGACCCGGCGGCACTCGGGGGCGGCGGTGATGGCTTCGCAGAAGAAGCGGCTGGGGTCCTGGCCCGTGCCATCATGGCCGCTGCGATACATGCAGCCCGGCGGCGCGATGCGCATAGCCGCGTCCAGCGTGGCTCCCGCTTCCCACAGGCTGATGAAGCCATTGCGTGCCGCGTCGCTATCCCGGCCGCTATCGAATGACGCACGCGGTCGAGCGGCACGGAAGATGCCGAAAAGCTCCTCCCGGTCGAACAGCTGTTCGGAATAGGCGTTCTCACACAAATCGGCGAGCAGGATCAGGGAATCGGCGTCACGCATTGCTGTGGCCCTCCTCAGGAACATATCGCCGCCAGAGCGCCCTAAGAGCGTCGAGCCAGCCATCGGCATGGGCGCGCCTCACGTCATCAGGGGCTTTGCGGCTGAGAAATTGATAGGTGTCGACCTGTTCGAGCAGCCAAGCGCGGACGAAGACCGGATGGGGCTCGCCATGAATGTCAATCCTCGCCTCGATCTGCCCGTTGACCCGGTCTGATGCCTCTGGCGTCCAATCCTCGCGGTGACGGTGGCGCTCGATCGACGCGCGGCATTCCATGATCATGCACCACGCGGCGAACGACCTCGACCGGCCACCGGCGCCCAAGGCGATCACCTCAGCCTGGGCGGACCAGCTATAGCCTCGCTCGCTGACCGGCCGTTCGGCGGCTCCAACCCGCTTCTCGCTCATCGCGAAACCGGAGGCGGTCATGCGGCGGCCTTCCCATAGATGGCAGCCAGCGCCGCTTCGGTGCGCAGGATTGCCTTGCCTATGGCTTCGGGGATTTGCGGGATGACGGCGTCGCCGAACGCCTCGACGATGAGGCTAGCCGCAGACTGCCCTTTGCCATCGCCGACATCAACGCGCGTCCCAGCCAGCCGGGCGGATAGCCCATCATCCAGCCGTAGGTGATCGGCAAGGTTGCCGAGGGACCAGTCAGGCCCGCTTCGGTCAGCATCGCCGCGATCTGGCGGGCATAGGCCCATTTGTCCGGCGCCTTGCCCGTCTGCGCACCGTCCAGCACCGCGTCCATCGTTGGCGATTTCCGCTTGTCGTACGCCGAGGACCATGCATCCATCCGCTTGTCCCGCTTGTCCCGCTTGGTCGGGGTCGGGAGCGTCTCCTGCGCTGCGGGATGCAGCACTGTCCGCAGATTCATGCCGGTCGTCTTCTCGCCCCTGACCTTTGTCATCTCCGGTCCGTGCGTCGAATCGGATGCCCGGGGCGTCGGCAGCATGGCGTTTTGCAGCTGATGCCGCACCGTCCCCATCCGGCCCGTGTCGCCATGACCGCCAGCCTTCATATCCGACGCTCGCGGCGTGCTCAGAATTTGTCGGAATGGATATGTCGAGCCCGCCCCCCCCCCCGCCGGCTCCATCCTTCATTCCATCCGAAGCCATCGGGGTCGGCAACCTGTGCAAGGTCGCACCCGACGAGCCAGCAGCGCGGTCGCTCGTGGTTGGCTCCGACGTGGCCAGCACGAACCACGACCGGCCAGCAGGCGTAGCCGATTGTCTCCAGTGCAGCGATGACGGCGTCAGCGCCCCGAGTTCGGAGATTAGCGCTGTTCTCAAGAGCGAACCAACGAGGTCGGACCTCTCCGATGATGCGGATGGCTTCGAAGTAGAGGCCCGAGCGCTCGCCTTCGACGCCGCGGCCTTTCGTGTTGGCGCTGCTGATATCTTGGCAGGGAGGGGAGCCGACGACGATGGACGGAAGCCGTCCAAGATCAGCGAGAAGTCGGTCTGCCGTAAGGGTGCGGACATCGTCGTAAACCTTCACGCCTGGATTGTTTTCGGAATAGAGCGCGCGCCGCCAGGCTTCGACTTCGCAGGCGGCGATCGTCGTGAAGCCTGCGCAGTGCATACCGAGGGACCATCCCCCGGCAGCCGCGCTAAACAGGTCGAGCACTTCCCTCACTTCCGCCCCTCCCCGTGCGAGAGGGCGGCGGACAGACGATCGTACATATGTGCGAAGGTCACGCGGCTATATGCGCTGTGCCGCCAATCCTTGGCCTCGGCTGCCAGCGCCTCCCGCAACCGCTCCACCTCCCCCGCCGGGACCGCATCGACAGCGGGCGCGGGGGTGGCGGGTTTGATTGCCGTCAGAGCATCGTCCGCGATCTTAGCAAAGCGCGTGTTTGTAGCGGCCTTCTCGCTCTTGCCAGCCGCAGTATGTTCGCGGGCGTAGAAGGCGAATTGGTCGCGACATGAGCGCAGTGCCCCAGCCATCCGGCTATTATCGCCTTGCAAGAGGTAGATCACCCGGTTCGCGGCTTCCCCCTCCCCCGCATCGCCCGCGCGGCTGTCGAGGGCGGCGAACGTAAGCATGGCTTCAATGACCCAAGATGCGGGGTTGGCGTTGGATTTGCCCGGCCCGAAATGTTTGACCATCAGGTCGCGGGCAATCTCCAACGCTTGCGCCTCGCGCACAGCCTCCGGCGTCTGTCGGGTGGTCATGCTTCACCTCCAAGGCTGATGCGGTCGCTTGCCGTCATCTCGTCTCCGGCGCATCCGACGCACATCGGTTGGAACATATCAATCTGACGCGGATCGACTGGTGCGGGCATCGGCTCCCCCCATCCCCAGCCATGCCTTGCACGGGCGCGCCGCTCCAGATCGTTGAGCCATCCACCCCATTCCGGATAGATCGCGGCAGCTTCGGCCCGCGTCTGGGCGCTCTGCATCGTCCCGCACATGCACTCGCCGGACCGGCAGAGCTGTACGGCGACTGGATTGATCGGCGTGTCACGCAGGCGCAGGTAGCGGTCGCGGTCCCCGGCGGTCCAATCGTGGATCAGGTTGACCCACATGTTCCCAGGGCAGGCAGGATCGCGACGGGTTTCGAGCAAATTTCGCTGCCTATTCTCGCTCTCAGAACCGCGGGCACCATTGAGCAATAGGACCCTGACCCCACGCTTGCCGTTCCGGATCGCTCGCGAGATCGCCTTCCGCATCGGCGTCGCCTTCAGCACCCGATACGAGAAATTGTGCGCGGTTCGGCCGATCCCGAAAAACCCCTTCCGCATCACATATTCCTCATACGCGGATCCGGCGTCGGCCATCACGAAGTCGGGTCCGAGGTTTCCGTAATGGTCGACCACATGCTCGGTCGTCTGGCGGATGCCAGTCCCGGTCCGGCAATGCAGGATGAGGTCGATCTTGATGCCCATCTCGCGCGCCAGCTCGACCTCGGCGGCGCTGTCACGGCCTCCCGATACTGTTGCGACGATGTGTGTCGGCTGGACCTCTTTGATGACGCGATCCATCCGCTCTGCCGACAGCCGCATTGCGCGGGTCAGGGACAGCCCAAGACTGAAGTTCTCGGGATCAGTGGCGGCGTCGAACATTTCGACTTGAGGAACGCTCATGCCTTCCCCCCATCGCTGGCGTGAGAGGCGGGGGTGGCAGGCTCATTCTCGTACGGTACGGCCGATGCGAAGCATTCGAGCGCTTGGTCGAGTGCGGTCTGCTCGTCATCTGGCAGCGTGCCAGTGTCGAAGGCTTCGCGCGCTGCGATCACCAGCGAGACGACACTCTGCGACAGGCTGGCGGCGCGGGCGTTCCAGCAGCCGATCGCAAGCGCCTTAGCGCCGTCGTCGTCGCCACGCGCGATCTTGACGCCTGCTCCACAAGATCCGCAGTCGTCGCATTCAGCGAAGCGGTGAGCGGGCTCCGGGCTTTGCAGTGTGGCGGAAAATGACATGCTAACGTCGGGTGAGCCGCAAAACGGGCACGGCAGCAGCTTCGCGCTATCGGGTATTTGGTCAGCCACGGGCGGCCTCCTGCGGATCGGCGGCGCTCGGCGCGGCCATGCGGTCGATATTCTCGGCGGTGACGGTGAAGGTCAGCGCGACGATCTCGGGGTTGTCGGACCAGCGCTCACCGGGCTTGTCGTGCAGGCTTTCCCAGAGTGAGCAGAATGATTCCCGCGGCGTCAGCGCGTGGGACTGGCGGTCGTCGTAGCAGCGCCAGTTACCGTCGGCGCGCTCGATGCCCTCAGCCGTCGCATCGTGCGTTGTGATCTCCTGGAGCGGCTGGCGCCGGACTTCGGTCACGATTAGCGTCAGCCGCGAAGCCCACCTGGACATATGAATGGACGGAACGCCCTTCCCCACCAGCCCGGACGGGCGAGCACCGCCAACGCACCCGTAGTGGAAGGCCTTCATCCAATCTTCGGCGGCGCGCGGCGTGTCTTCAATTCTGGCCCACTGATCGTCGGCGGCGTAGCGGATGCCATCGGCCCCATCGAGTTCGTCCAGCACGGCCATATGGGTTCGCCCGGATGCCTGCCGCTCTCGACGCGTCGCAGGAAGATTGACCGGCGGACGACACAATTCCTCCGCGCGGAAGCTTTCGCGCACCCACAGACGGTCACCGACCGCGCAGCGCGCCAGTGGCGACGATACCAGGCGGCGGGTCTGCGTCTTGCGTCCAGTGAGCAGGGCGCGCACCATCGGGCCCGAGAATATGATGGGGCGATCAACCATGGCCGATGCACCGGAATTCGAGACCTTCGTTATGGATATTGGAGGTCGGCTTATCCACGTCGATATATCGCGGGGGACAGCCGAGGACTTTCTTGGGATTGAACGCATCTCTGCCGAGGATTTCCGGCGCTGGGTTGATGACAATTCCGCATTCCTCAGCGGGCTGGCGGAAGATCGCCTCAGGGCCGCGCTCCCCGGCACAAATTTCATCACCATCCGCTCGGTCGACCTGAAAGGCTGACCCGGGAATTGGGAAAAGGGTGGCGATCGCGTGCCAGCGATCGGCAGCCCGCTCGACCATGGCGCACCACACCTAGGCGATGCGGTCCCGATGAGTCGTGATATCGCGGCACAGCGACGCCAAAGCGCAGGTGCCCGCGGCGGCGAAGATGCAGACGCACAGGACGCCGAGCGCCTGGGCGACGTGATCGGAAAAGGTCATCGTATTGCCTTCCGAGTGGTGGAGAAGATGGGGCGAGAGCCGGAGCCACCAGCGCCGAGGATGCGGTCCTGGTAGAAGCCGTCATCGGGCTGCCTGGGGCGGCGGAAGGGCCGGTGCCCCCAGCCGTCGGCGAAAACGATCTTGGGCTGGCCGTCGGGCGCGATCACCTTGACCCTGTCGCCCGCCATCCGCTGAATGATGGGGCAGTCGAAAGCGAAGACAGCGGGGAGCGTGTCGACCGGGATCCAGATCTCGGCGGGGACCGCCTGGCGCCGGACTTCCATCGCCTCGCAGGTCAGCGGGTCGAGCCCGCGCTGCAGGATCGCGGCGACCTGCTGGGTGGTCCACCGATCGCCCCCGACCTGGATGCCGTCGACGTTCCGATAGCCGACGATATTACCGTACCAAGGCGTGCGCACCGAGGGGCTGACCTGTCGCACGGACGGCTGCCGCCCGATCGGCGGGAGATTGGGATCAGCCAAGGCTCGCCTCCACATACTGGAGAGCGGCGCCGATCGACTCAGCGGCATCGACCGCCTCTTTCGCCAGACGACGCCGGATGATGTATTCGACGCGCGCTTCCTCGGCAGCCTTTTGGGCGCGGGTCAGATCTTCACGAAGCTCGGCGACGACGGCATTCGCGGCTGGCGACTTCTCTCGCCCCCGCATTGGGCGCGTCAGCCGCTCGACCGTCTCGATTAGATGCATCAGCGCATAGGCCGAGCCGATCTTCATCTTGTCGGCCTCGGCGCGAAGCGTGCCGTAAATGTCCTGCCGCTCGGCCGCCATCGCTCCCAGCTTTTTATACTGCATGGGGTCGACTGACGCAGAGAGGATCATGGGGCTGAGTTGGCGATACCGCGCCACCTTCCAGCGGAGGCCGTGGAAGACCTGGTCGAAATCAGGGTCGATCTCGGCGAGCTTCACGGGGCTGAGACGACGGGCGGCGCTCATCGCGCGCCCCACGGATTGTCCAGCTTATGACGGTGCGGCGACTGCTCGAAGAATTTGCGGGCGAGCGCCATCAGGTCGACGCCGTGCTTCAGCTCGAATGTCGCCTCGCCCCGGTGGCTCTCTGCATGGCAATCGCGGCACAGGCTGACCGTATAGGCGTCACTGGGCTTCATGCTGACGCCGCTATTCGCCGCCCGGCGGACATGGGCGCATTCGATACCGGTCGTCGAGCCGCAGGCGCAGCAGGCAAAGCCCCTCACCCACGCCCGATGCGCGGGCGAGCGCTTGCCCGCATCGACCTTCGGCGACTTGGTGATCTTGCGCGGGGGGAGCGCGACGGCGCGCATCACGGCTTCACCCGGCGGGCAATGGTCAATTCGGCGAAAAAGCCCAGCCACGATACCGCCAGCGAATAGCCCTGATGCTCGATGTCGCCGTCTGGGCTGTCGATCGCGGTCAGCGCCTTGAAGATGCGCACGCTTGGAATGACCTGGCCGCGCATCAGCCGCGCGCCATCAGGTGCAGCAAGTCGACCTGCTGGCCGACCGGCATCATGTCATAGCGGGTGACGCGGCGGCGCATAATGCGCTCGACACGACGGGTCAAAGGGTTGCTGTGACCTGCCCGCGCCTTCGCGGCCCACAGCTGGCACATGGCGCCCATCGCGCCAAAGCCCTCGGCATCCGCCCGGTGGCCGCGACGCTCGTAATGAGCAGCGACAGCTTCGCGCACTTCGACCGGCGGTTTCGGGTTCGACTCACTGGGAGCCATAGCGATCTCCTCGACCGCTTCGCTCGCATCAGGCGGCGATCAGCGGTAAGAAGCATGTACGACTTTCGCTCACCTCATGCAATACGAATTTCGCACTATCCTGCGTTTTTCGTACTTGCGATGGGCTATGCGCTCTAAGAAAAATCCTAGACACAGGTCAAATCGCAGAACATATTGAGAACGTTATGGGAGTCGACGGGGTCTATCGGTGAGCAGCGGGAACCGGCATGTCGAGGGGGATTTACTCCTGACGCTATACCTTAAGACCGAGCTTGCGACCGCGATCGCCGACCATCAAGCCAGCCCTGAGCTTTGTCGCGATTTTCGCCAACCTGAGCGCTTGCGACGAACTCAGAATATGCTCGAATGTCTTGAGCGAGGTCTTCGACACGCTCGTCATCGGGATCGATCTTCACCCCAAGCTGCTGAGCAACATACTGAACGGCCAGCCTTGCGACTGGTACAGCCATAGGCTCGACGGGGGCGGGCTCTGGACGATCTAAACCGAAACGCTCGATAAGCATGACGCCTTCGTCGTAGGTCAGCGTTCGCGTTTTACCGGTCTTCGCGGCCGGTTTAAAAAGCTTGTTTGCATTCGGCCTGGCGATACCCAAGGCATCGGCTATCTCACCCTGCGTGATGCCACGGACGATCAGTTCGGCCAGGATGTCGCTTTGACGTAACATGCGAGTTGCCTGCCACCAGCGACGAGTGGGCGCGACAATATATTTCGTACGGCCGTATTGACCAAAAGATGCGAAAGTCGTACATGTCTGGTCATGGCCAACGCTCTCCAAATGATCGAAGCTCTCGGTGGCGTCCGCAAGACGGCCGCAAAGCTCGGCGTACCGCCGACCACGGTTCAGCATTGGAAGAGTCAAAATCGTGTGCCCCCATGGCGGTCAGCGGATTTGACGGCAGCGTACGATAGCGCAACATCATCGCAGGTAGCAGCATAGTGGCCTGCCAGCCCGACCAACACGCGAGCGTGCTCGACGATCCGATCGAGGTCGGCGACCGTGTCGCCTATACCCTGGGGTATGCCACGGCGATGTACGGCGGCGCATGGGTCGACCGGCAGAGTGGGCTTCACGCCGTCACCGGCGCCGAGGCTTCGACGCATGGCACCGTGACGGCGATCGGTGAGCCATTCGATTTCTGCGCCACTGTCCGCTAGGATGATGGCCGCGAACAAACTCTGCACGCGAAAAGCCTGGTGCGCGTGCAGGTCATCACTTTGGACGTCGCGCGCTATCAGCGCGAGGCCACAAGCTTCTGGGGCCGTCAGGCATGATAGCCCCAGATAGGACGATGCAGGGGGCAGAGCGGGACTTGTCAAGGGTCGACCGGCGCTGCGGCCAATGGGATAACCGTAGGGCAACTTTCCGTCGCGGTGGATACGTCTGCCGCCACCCCGCACCCAAGGCCCCTTGCATCGTCCACCACCACGCCCGCAGCAGCGGTGCGATTGGAGAGCGCTGACATGACCTGCGCCGACATTCACTTCCTCTCCCTGGCGGCTGACCTCCCCAAGACGGTCGGCCCCTCCCTCACCGGCGGCGTGGTTCTCCCGCCCGTCGCCGGTGATTTTGTCGACCAGCGCGCGGGCGACCGCGATGCGAACGGCGCGGGGTGCGGTGGAGAGATCATCCCAGTTCATGACGATGGAGATACGCTGTGAGCGTTCCGCACATCCACGGCCGCTATCGCACGGTCCCCGCGAGTTTGCTGCTCGACACCCTTGGCCGGAGCCTTTCGGCTATCAAGACCGAGGACAAGGCGACCGACGAAGATCTCGGCCAGGTGCTGGGCAAGAGCGATGACCGTGCCGCCGCCTACCGCGCCGGATCGGCCGACATGGGCGTCGTCAGCTTCCTGCGCGGCTGCCGCGAATGGGATGGCCGCTTCGCCAATGACGTGCTCGGCCTCGTCGGGATGCGCATCGTACCGATCGCCGACAGCCCGACCGAAGACGCCCATTCGCTGGCCGCGCTGGGCGAGCTGATCGCGAAGAAGGCGATCGCGCTGGCCGACAACCAGATCAGCGACGCGGAGCTCGAAGACATGTGGCCCGAGATCGAAAAGGTCGGCGCCCACATCGACCGGCTCCGCGCCCGGCGGTCGAACCTGATCCGCCTCGTGCACCAGCAATAGGAATCAACCGGGCTGCCTTGGCGCGGCCCTTGGAGTGACGACAATGACGATTGCCAATGACGACGCGGGAGCGGCTGGCGCTGCTTTCGCGACCGAAGAATTGCGTCTTGCGATGGTACAGCCTGCGGCGGCGGTGATCGTCTCTGGCGGGGAGACCTATCGCTTCCTGCCAGTCGCCTACACCGGAGCGCTGGTGATCCCTTTGCTCGAGGTGGCGGCGTAATGGCCGACGAAGCCGACATCGCCGCCCAGCTGGAGGCGGAGCACATCAGCCGCAGCCTTCAATCGCTGCCTGTGCCGATTTCTGGCACAGATGGCGGCATCTGCGAGGACTGCGAATTGCCCAGCCCGCGGCTGTTCGATGGCGAATGCGCCTGGTGCCATGACGGTCGAGAGCGCCCCGACCACCACCAGCCTGAGCCCGCGCTGCGGATCACCCCTGTAACCTTTGCTCGAGGCGGAAAACCGTTCCTGCCCGCCCCGATAATCCGCGCGGCGCAAAACGCGGGTAAACCCCTCGATGTCTTCGTCACCGCGATGATCACGCGCGGTTTCGCAGCCTTCGAAGCCGAGGCACGACAGGCGTGATTCCTTACGACGCCCCGATGATCGACGCGATCCTGCGCCGCATGCCTGCGGAGCGGCTGGCAATCGTCGTGCCGTCAGATTTCCAACGCTGGCCGCTGGTCGTGGTCACAGCCTCCAGCATCATCCGTGAACTGATCACCAACGAACGCGCACGGAGGCGCGAACATCATGGACAATGACGTCAAGATGTACTCGCAGGTCGCTGCGGCGGCTGGCGTGACCGATCAGGAGGCGATGGTCGCCTGCTATATGCTCGGCCTCTCGCAGGCCGGTAAAACGCTCGATGAGGCCGCGACGCTGTTGCGCGTCACGCGGCCGATAGCCCGGCGACACGCTCGTTGCTGGAGCATCCGTTTCCCCGATTATCCATCGGCCGCCGCACCCGTCTTTCTCACTTGGGAGAAGGAGAAGCGCGGACGGTGGGTGCTGCTCGATGGCACGCGCGAGCTCGCCGAGGCCGTCAGCGATGGCACGGGAACGGGTTGCTACGTCGCCCGGATCATTGGCCACTCGGCTCGATATGATGGATCGTCTGCCGAGGTCGCGATCGCCCGCTGTTCGGAAGCGATCGAAGAGTCATGCGTCCATCTGATCGGCGCGGAGGATGTTGCTATCCTGGGGCCGAGAAAGGGCGACATTGTCCGCCTCGCGCCAACCGACATCGGCAATCCGAGCACGTTGGCGAGGGCACTTCACTCATGAGCCATGAAAACACCTGTGCCGGAAAACCGGCACAGAAGGGCCATCCCCTGAAGGTCGAGCGAATGATGGGGCTGCATACGGCGGCGATGATGCTCGGCGGCATCGAGAAGCTGGCCGGTGCGCTCGACATACAGGAGCGCGGCACGCGTGCCAAGATCAGTGGCGAGCGGGGGGTATCGAATGATGACCTGCTGGCGGCGGCGGCAGCGCTGGACAAACGCGCTGACCACGTGCGCGCCCATGCCGAGAAGTTGCGGCAGGAGGCCCAGGCAGCGTGACCGAAAGCCTGCTGCAGGAACTGCTCGACGCTGGCACGCCGCCGCTTCTCGTCGCCAAGGTGGCGGCGGAGCTGGCGCGTGCTGAAGCGTCAGTAGAGGCGCGCATTGCCGCCGCCATGCAGCCGACGAAGGGCGCGCTTCGGATGCGCGCATATCGCGAGCGTCACGCGCCGTCACAAAGCGTCACAAGTGACGCTGGTGACGCACTCGTGACGGAAAGCGTCACGCACCCCGCCCCCTC